AATACACTGGTATGACAGGTCGTTCTACTGTATCAATTGATGGTCGTGAATGGGCAAGATGGAGTGACGCACAGCAAAAAGGCTACATTGAATTGAGTTCAATGTCCGAGCAAGGTGTGGCGGAAGGGCAATTTGATGACACCAACAAAGAAATTGCTCGTGGACTGATTCATAAATTAAACAGCACTGAACAAGTTTTCAAAGTTCTGGCAGTATCCAAAAGCAACGCATTAGGTAAGAAAGTTAAACTGAATGTAAAAGCCAGTTCATTGGAAGAAGTGTTTGAACGATTAGCAGCCAGTGATTGGTATCCATTAGACATCAATGGTGTAGAAGTAATCAACGGCAAGCGTCTAAAACAAGGTGTGGCGGAGGCTGAAAAGAATCCACATACAAGCGCACTAGGTAAAGCATTGTATCGTGACCTAAGCAAAGAGAAGAAGGTCAGTCCTGAACAAGTAGAAAAGAACAAAGCAAACTGGGCGAAGAACCCGCACAACCCTGCTAATAAACAGCAAGGTATGGCGGAAGACAAAAAACAGCAGGAATACAAAGTGTATATTCAAGACTCAGATGGTTCTGAACGGCTAGGAAACACTATTACAGCCAAGAGTCCAGGCAATGCTAGAGAATTAGCCAAACAGCAAGGACTAAAGAATATAACCAGCGTTGAATTGAAAAAACAAGGTGTGGCGGAAGACTTAGACGCAAATCAAAAGCGTGTTGGTCAACTTGGGCCACAAGAGAAAGCTGAAACAATTAGCCCGGTACTAGGTAGCAATCCAAAGCAACATCCTTTCAAAGGTAAGTTAGTTGGTGCGGATGAAAGCATTGAAGAAGCAACTGACTTGCTAAGCATTCCTGAATGTGATAAAGAAGAAGATCCGCTTGATCGTATCAGAGCAATTATGAATCATCGTAGATAATATGGCTAATTATTCTACCCTGGCGTACAAAGCATATCACTGGCTTGCTGACATTCCAAGTAAAATATCTTGGAGCAAAAAGCACGCCTTTACTGAAGTTGATAAAGAACAATTGGCTGAGCTACTTGCCAATGGTTACTATGTAATCTTAACAGGTAATCGTAGCCATCTAAGCAGCGTGTTAGTGTGTTTCTTATCTTGGGTAAAAACAGGAGTATGGGCACAGTACAGTCATGCTCTGATGAATTGTGATAATATCACTGACCCAAGTGATCGTAGTAGCTTTAAGTTTGTTGAGGCAACTTCAGTGGGAGTACATCATTCTACATTTGATGAAATTACTGAATGTGATACTCTATGTGTTCTTACACCAAAGAATATATCCAATGTAGAATGGACAGCAATTATTGACGCACTGGTCAAACAAGAAGGTACACCTTACGATGACTTGTTTGATTTGTCTGACACCACTCACATAAGTTGTGTGGAATCGGTCCTTGATGCGTTGAAGGCTGCTGATTATGCTGATGATTTTGCTAATCTGGCAGCTATGATAGCTGATACGGGAAATCTAGTTCCGCAGATGTACCGAAACTGTACTGACTTTACAGTAACTTTTGAAAAGTAAACGGGCAACAAAAAATTATTTAATTTGCCAGATGGACTAAATACAGTTGACATTCAGAGTTTATTTCTATATAATAGACTCTAAGTGCTAGTTATCTCATTCCGAGATAGCGACATTAAACGAAGACCAACTTAAATTTAGGAAACTATCATGGCAACATCTCTCGCAGACATCCGCGCTCGTATCGCAGCGCAAGAAAACAAATCAGCACCAAAAGCATCAGCAGGTGACAACGCAATTTATCCGCATTGGAACATGGAAGAAGGCACTATTGCCGGTCTTCGCTTTTTGCCTGACGCAAATACAAGCAACCCTTACTTCTGGGTTGAGCGTAATATCATCAAACTTCCATTCAACGGAGTCAAAGGTGACTCAAACAGCAAACGACTTGAAGTACAAGTTCCTTGTGTGGAAATGTACGGACCAGAATATGTTTGTCCTATTCTAGCAGAAGTGCGTCCTTGGTACAAGGATGAGTCATTGAAAGAAATGGCTAACAAATACTGGAAAAAGCGTTCGTATTTGTTCCAAGGCTTTGTTCGTGCTAATCCAATTGGTGAAGACAAAGCACCAGCAAATCCTATTCGTCGCTTTATCATCAGTCCACAAATCTTTACAATCATCAAGTCTAGCTTGATGGATCCTGAAATGGAAGAATTGCCAACTGACTACCTTAAAGGTCTTGATTTGAACATCAAGAAATCTTCTAAAGGTGGATACGCTGATTACTCTACTTCAACTTGGGCACGCAAAGAATCCGCGTTGACTGAAGCAGAAGCAGCAGCAATTGAAACTCATGGATTGTTTGATCTGGCCAGCTTCTTGCCTAAGAAGCCAGGTGAAGCTGAGTTGCGTATCATCAAGGAAATGTTTGAAGCATCAGTTGATGGTCAACCATATGACTTGGAACGTTGGGGTGCTTACTATCGTCCATGGGGTCTTGAGGCTCCAGCTGGCGCAGCTAACACTGGTTCACGACCAGCCCCAGCAGCACAGCCTGCTACTATCGCCCGTGCTCCGGCAGCAGCTCCAGTAGCTGAATCAGCCCCACAGGCTCAAGCATGGGAAGACGATGTTAAAGCTGCTGAAGAATCATTCAGCGCCCCAATTGCTGCCCCAGCTAAAGCTGCTGGTAGCGATAAAGCTACTGACATCCTAGCAATGATCCGCGCACGCCAGACAAAATCTGTCTAAAGTAACCAAGGGGACGAAAGTTCCCTTGTCTTACGGAGAAGTAATATGACATTACCTGATGAACGCTATCGGGCCATCAAGCAAGGTAGAAGACTCTTAGAAGAATTGTGTGACCCTGGCAAGACACCTCGTGTTCCTAGCTTAGTCAGAGACCGAGCAAGAGCCGCACTTAGACATTACCCCAATGACGGGGAATTAGAAAATATCGCTGTAAGCTGTCCGGAGTTACTTGACACGCAACCATTCAGTGTGTATAATTTCACTAACAAATAAGAAAGAATATATATGGCAAAACCATTTGACTTATCAAAGTTTCGCAAAGGCGTAACAAAAAGTATTGAAGGTCTCTCTATTGGATTCAACGATCCAACTGACTGGATCAGCACAGGAAACTATGCGCTCAACTATTTAATCAGCGGTAACTTCAATCACGGTGTACCACTTGGTAAGGTAACTGTATTCGCAGGCGAATCAGGTGCCGGCAAGTCTTACATCTGTTCCGGTAACTTGATTAAGAACGCACAAGATCAAGGCATCTATGTTATTCTGATTGACTCAGAAAACGCATTGGATGAGGCTTGGTTACACGCATTGGGTGTCAAGACCACAGACGATAAAATGTTGAAACTCAACATGGCCATGATTGATGACGTGGCTCGTGTTATCAGTGACTTTGTTAAAGAATATAAAACTCTGCCGGCCGATGATCGTCCAAAGGTCATGTTCGTTATTGACTCACTTGGCATGTTACTTACTCCTACTGATGTGAATCAATTTGAAGCAGGTGAAATGAAGGGTGACATGGGTCGTAAGCCTAAGGCATTGACCTCTCTTGTTCGTAACTGTGTGAATATGTTCGGTAGTTTGAACATTGGTATGGTGTGTACTAATCACTCATACGCATCACAAGACCCGTACAATCCTGATGACAAAATCTCGGGCGGCGCTGGATTCATCTACGCAAGTTCTATCGTTGTAGCTATGAAGAAACTCAAGCTGAAAGAAGACGAAGATGGTTCTAAGGTATCAGAAGTTCTTGGTATTCGTGCTGGTTGTAAAATCATGAAGACTCGCTACGCAAAGCCCTTTGAAGATATTCAACTTCATATTCCATACTCAACTGGTATGAGCCCATACAGTGGATTCTTTGATCTGCTTGAGAAAAAGGGAATGATTGCCAAAGAAGGTAACCGTTACACTTACATTGATCTGAATGGTGTTGTTCATAAGTACTTCCGTAAGGAATGGAACAAGAACGCCAATGGCATTTTTGATCTGGTAATGCTGGAGTATG